ACGTATGCGTGCCAGATGATCGTGGTCCCAGCGACGCCGGTCACTTCCAGCTCTACGGAGTCGAGCGTCCCGTTTGCTTTTAGGGTGGCAGATGCAGTCGAAAGGCCGCTGTCGGTGTGCTTGTTAGAGCTCGCCTGCCCGACAATCGTCAGGTTTGAAGACCCGTCTCGCTTGACGGTTGCCGTGATTGTTTCGCCGTAGGCTATGTCCCCAGTCCCACGGCCGGCGATTTCAAATCGCATCCGATATACCGACCGCTCCTCTAAAATGATGGAGTTGGTCGAGGCCACCGTGGACAGTCCGTCGATCGTCATCACCGCCGGCGTGGCGTCGGTGGTGCGCCGCTTCAGGCACCACATATTCATCTGCGCGATATGCCGCGTCGAGCCGTTCATCAGGTAGCCGGTTCCAAAGCCGCCCTGGTAGGCGTTCTTCGTCACGACCTGGCGACCGAGCGCGAATCCGTGTTGGCCCACCAGGTTGTGATCGGTACCGATTGCGAACCCGCGGGATGTCGGGATGATGTTTCGCCATCCGATCGCGATCCCCTCGCCGCCGCCGTTTAGCGTGCAGATCAGAGAGCGAGTAAGGACGTTGGATTGTCCGATCCCGCTCGCCTGCTCCAAAAAATCAGTCGTGGCCGCTTGAAACTCGGCCGGCGCGACAAGCGTAATCACGGTCCTGTTCGTTCCGGCGTTGTAGGAGACCGCCGAAACCTTGTTTGGCTGCCAAGAGTCCACATTCGAGGCGCTCGCCAAAAGGACCGCAACCACAGTGCCTACGGGATACGTCGATGACCTGTTTCCGCTGATCTCGACAGAGTGGCTTGCGGTCGGGCTTGTCCAGTTGTGCGCCACAATCTGGTCGCCCGATCCGCCGACCTGGTTGTATGCGCCAATCGCGTGCCCTACGTTTCGGACGAGGTTGTATTGGCCGAGCGCCGACGACATCGACGCGCCGACAGTGTTGCCGTAACCGGCGGCGAAACTGCCCTTCGCTTGATTGCCGTCCGATGAAGTTGTGTTGTCGATGACGTGACAGGCCCATCCGAAAGTCGCGCTATATTGCCCGGCGTGTGCCGGGAACTCGCCGTAATGATTGAACCGACCCGCGCCGAAGTGGCTTCTATTCTGAATCCACGCCACGGCGCGATGGTTTACCTCAGCCGGCACGCCGTTTTCGATGTTTGGCAGGCCGTTGGCGAGGTTGATGTAGAAGTCTTGCTTTGCATCCTCCGTGCCGAGGTTGGTGTGGGTGTGGGCCGTCGGCGTTCGCGCGTCGGAGAGCCGCGCGTCGTTGCCCTGGCAGAACGTCGCCGCAGCCGTCCCGAACGCGCCAGTTGTCAGCACACCGCTGGTCGTCGTGATGACAGGCAAGTTTGCCGTTGAGCCTATGGCCCCGGCGTTCGTGATGTTGCCGTGGGTGTGGGCCGTCGGTGTCCGGGCGTCTGAGAGCCGCGCGTCGTCGCCGGCCGCCACCGTGCCGGCCGCGGTGCCGACGTTCAGCACCGCCGCGCCGCCGAGGCCGAGCAGATTCCGACCCGTCGAAGCGCCGGCCGTGGCTAGGTCTCCCAGGTCGGTCGTGACGACGAATCGCCCGGATGTCGTGTTGTCGCCGATCCGGCCGTCGCTCGTGATGCTGCCGTGGTTATGATCGGCCGCCGCCAGAGCCGGCTTGTCGGTGATACCGGCCCAGGTCGTCGTCCCGGCCGGCCCCTGCGGCCCCGTAGCACCGGCCGGCCCCTGCGCCCCCGTGGCTCCAGTGTCGCCCTTCAGCCCCTGCGGCCCCTGAGGCCCCGTGGCACCGGCCGGCCCCTGCGCTCCAGCGGCCCCCGCCGGTATCGTGAAGTTCAGAACTGCCGCGCTACTCGTGCCCCCGTTGACCACCGAGGCAGAACTGCCGGGAGCGCCAGTGGTCACAGTTCCGACGGCAACAGACGCAGCCGCGCCTGCCGTGCCCGTAGGCCCGACGCCACCAGACACCGCAACGTCGATCTGCGTTTCGCCGACGCTTGCCGTGATCTGCTGACCGCCGGTGACGCTTGCTTCAATCGACATCAAAGTACCTCGACAACCCCGGTCAGAGCCGTTCGGGTGGCGTTGCCCTGAGTCCACTTCATCTGCCAGCCGTAGGTTCCGCGAGCCAGCGCCGCCGTCTGCGTGTCGGTCAGGCTGATGTTCACCTGACCGTCCGCAGCCGAAGCAAACGACACGGTGAACGGCAGAACCTCGGCGCCATTCACCAACGAAGTGATGGCAGAGGTCACGGTGTAGCCCGTCATGGAAATCGAGAAGTCGATCAGCGTGGAGAAGTCATCGCCGCGAGCGAACGACAAACTCAGCGTCCCCGGCGTCTGGTCGTAGGATGCCATGATGGGCTACTTCTCCGATTTCGACTGCATTGCGTAGAGCAGTCTCGTCTGCTCGTTGACCGCCTCGGCGATCTCTTTCTGGCTGTCCGCGACGGTCTTCAGAAACGTCGCGTGCTGGTCGACAAGGGGAACCAAAACGTCCTGACGCAGAACGTAGCCGGCCGCCAGTGCTACGAGGGTTGGAAAACCCCAGCGCTCAATGATGGTCTTGAGCGTCTCGCTCACTTCTGTTCCGCTCATCGTCGGGCCTTTGTCGTCGGCGGTGCGCACCGCCGACGCTGCGGCGGTGCGCCGCGGGCCACTCGTGGCGTGCTACAGGTACTCTTTCATTGTAGCCTTCACGGCCTCGACGAGTTCGTCCATCGACCCCCCATTGACGATCGTCGCATCGATGAGGTCGTCGCTGATCCCGGCCTCGCTCGAGTGCCTCATCGCCTCGCTGGTGACGCACCCCGAAGGCCGGACGATACGCACGATCTTCCCTCCGGCCTCGCGGATCGACAACGCCTCGTTGTCGAACCTGACGTCCGGCACGGCGACCACCTTGAACCCCGCCCCCAGGCTGACGGCAGCCCGCCGCAGGCAGATTCTCGCCCAGATGTCGTCGCCGATGACCTGGCGTCCCCACTCAGTTCCCAGCGTCTGAAGCAGGCGGCGGGGCGACTGACCGATCCAGTCGATCGTCTGCTCCTTCTTGCCGCGGTCGACGAGGGCAGCTTCGGGGATGCCGAACATGGCCGACAGCGCCTTGTACAGCGGGTCGGCCAGCGGGATCGTCACCCCCCTCCCGTCGCCGCAGAGGATGTCGGCGACGGTGCTCTTCCCTGCCCCGGCGGGGCCGCAGATGCCGATGATCATAGGTGCAAGTCTCTCCCGTCGAAGGTGATGGTCACATCCAGCTTGTCGGCGATCCACCGCGTGTTGACTCCGGCCTCGCGGAGCATCCGCTCGCCATCCTCGACGGCCTCCAGCCACCGGGCGGGCGTCGCCTGGCGGGCGTGCAGGCTGCCGACGACGCTCTTGATGCCGGAGCAGATGATCGCCCTGGCGCAGTCTGGGCAGGCGAACCAGACGACGTACAGCGTGGCGCCATCCGTCCGCAGCCCGCACCGGCCGGCCTCGTAGATGACGCCGCGTTCGGCGTGCTCGATGTAGCGGTACTTCGCCGGCGGCTCGAGCCTTTCTCCGCTTGCCCAGCGGCGAATCGGGTAGGCATTCGCCGCAACGACCGTCCCTCGCCTCGCCACCAGGATGGCGCCGTTCTGGGTGCGGGGGTCTTGGCTCGCCGACTTCGCCGTGCCTGCGGCCACGCGGAGGAAGTGGAGGTCGCTGCTCATGTGATGTGGGGGTCGGCAACGTGCATCGCCGCCATCCCGCCCTCCTGTCGGTAGATGAAAGTCTCCATGCACTGCCGCGAGCCAATGAAGCCCCCAGCCGAGTGCCAGTCGTCGGGAGGGCAGATCGTCGGCGCCGTCCTGACGATGACGCCGTCCAGCGTGTCCAGGGGCTTGTTGTTCGCCGCCGCCTGGTGGTGGAGGTGGCCGGTGTGCCACTCGCGGTAGACGCTTTCGCTCCAGAGCAGCGGCTGCTCGAGCGCCATGATCTGCGGCAGCTTGGCCTTCGCTTTGTGCCCGTGGCAGAAGCCGAGGAGATTCCTGCCGTGCGTCAGGTACTGCCGGCCGGTGAACTCGCCGTGGATCGTCACGCCCTTGTGGCGGCGGAATCGCTCCATGAGGATTCGCTGGAAGCCCCAGGTCAAGACTTCGTCGTGGTTGCCGTTGACGATGACGACGTCGGTCGGGGCCGTCTGGGCCGACTGCTCGACGACGCCCAGGAGGACGTCGGAGGCGACGTTCAGCACCTTCTGGAGCCGGCCGTCCCGCTCGAGCGGTGTGCCGGAGGTCGTCGTGCCGGCGGGGGTGTCGAAGTGAAAGAGGTCGCCCAGGAAGGCGATCGTGCGGCGGGCCGGGGCGTAGGTGTCGCCGGCGGCGAGGAGCTGCGTCGAGGCGTCGGTGACGCGGGCCTCGGCGATGCCCAGGTCGTAGTCGCTGCCGCCGGTCGTCTTCCCCCACGAGTAGGCGCCGAAGTGCGTGTCGGCGACGACGACGACTTGCCAGACGCCTGCCTTCGCTCTCGCCGGCCGCTTGCCCGCGGGGCGGGCGATGTCCCGGCTGGCCGCGGAGATCATCGCCTGGACGGCCTCGCGGGTGGTCGGCCCGCCCCGCGGCTTCAGGCGAACGAACACCCGGTGCAACTCTGTGACCGTCGCGTCGCCGTTCGGCGACGACGTCGCCACCTCCCACTTGGTGGCCTCGCTGGCGGCGACCTCGAATCGCTCGAGGTCGGCCTTGATGTGGGCCAGGAGGTCTTCGACGGTCTTGATTCGCCTCGAGGTGCTGCGGGCCTCGGTGACGTCGCCTTCGTGCTTGACGCTCACCTGTTCGGATGAGGCGTCGGGCTTCGGCGTCGGCAGGCTGGCGGCGACCTCGGCGGCTAGGGTCTTTCGAGCCACGAGATGACTCCAGAGTGGCCGATGTCGACGCCGCGGGTCTTCAGCACCTTCGCCAGGGCGAAGCCGAGGCCGGTCTTTGTCCCCATCTCGCCAGCGTGGAATGCCGCCTTGATTTGGTCGCACTCGCTGCGGACGTCATCCGGCAGTCGGTCGTACCAAGTCTGCGGCCCGCGGCCCGTCGGCAGCGCCGACCTTACCTCATCGACCAGGCTCTTCGCCTTCGCCATCACTCCTCCGGTTGCTCGCGGAAGTTGAGCTTGAAGAGCACGCGAGCGATGTCTCTGGCGCTCACGGTGATGTGCTCCTCGCTCACGGTCGGAAAACACACATGGAGCAATTCGTGGATGATCGTCTCGCACTTCGGGCGACCCTTGAGCCGCGAGTCGATCAATATCTTGCGTTCCAGATGCGGCGTCTTCGGGTCGGGGAGGTACGCCCAGCCGGCGGCGCGGCCTTTCAGCCGCGTGAAGCGGAGCAGCCACTTCTGGCCCGCCACGGTGAAATGGTGGTCGTCCGGCATCTTCGTAGTGTCTGCCAGTAGGGTTTAGGAGTCAAGGGTGGTTTTCACCCACCAAGTGTGATCTACGCCAAGCTCGACGCGGCCTCCGAACGCCTCGTCGACAGCTCGCTTGACCCCCCACTTGCCGCGCCGCTCCATCGGGTGATCGTAGTCGTGGCCGCCGATCCAGCCCCCGCGCCGAACCTTCGGCAGCCACGCCGCGATGTCTGCGGCAACGGCCTCGTAGGTGTGTTCGGCGTCGATGTAGCAGAGGTCAAGGGAGCCATCTTGGACAGCGCTGGCGCCAGCAGTGCTGTCGCAGTCCAGGATTCGGGGAGAGTACGGCGCCGTGAGCCCAGCCGCCCTGCCCTTGACGACCGCCCACTGGGCCTCCGTCAGCGAGGCGGCCAAGTCGCCGCTGTCCCGGTATCGGTCGCCCGCGACAGACCACTGATCGACGAGCGTGGCCTTCGACTGCGGGCGGCGTGACAGCACGCCGAGGGCGTTGTACCCGTCAGCGACGCCGACCTCTGCCCACGATGACCCGTCCTCGAGTCGCTGCGCGATTTCGTCGCACGGCGACTTCTGCCACCGCGTTCGCTGAATCCGCGCCCGGCGTCTGGTCGGCCCGGTGAAGTGGTAGATGAAACCGTTCATCACTCCCGTGTTGTGTTCCGGCCGGTGGGCCTGTGCGGCTGCGACCACGTTCCACTCGTGGGGGAGCCAAGTCACGTTTGCGTCGGTGTTCTCGATGAGGACAGATAGGGACGCCTGCTCCGGCAGCCTCCATTTCGTCCACCCCGCAGACTCGCCGACTCCCCGGAGGTGCCGAAACAGTTGCTCGTGATGCCGGGGCGAGTAGAGAAACAGGCCGCCGTTGAGGTGCCTGCTGTCATGGCAGGGCTCCATTCCCATCCGCGCCGCCCAGACGCGGACGCACTTGTCGCGGTGCCTGCTGATGATCGACGCGGCGCTCTCTGCGCGGTCAAACTCTGGTGGGTCGAACTGCCGCGCGGAAACGACGCCGATGTGGTCTTCTGGCAAGAGGTCAAACGGGCTGGGCGCATCCCACCGGATCAGCATATCGGCGTCCAATTGGATCACGCGGTCGTAGTCGGCCAGCCGGAGCGGCGCGAACGCCTTCTGCCAGAAGTGATGGATGTCGCGGAGCGGCTCGGTGAACTCGACGAAGTCGCACCCCCACCTGTCGCACGCCGCCAGAAACGACTCGCGGCTTTTCTGGTGGATGCAGCCGCCTCCGACATTCAAGACAGCCAAGGCCAGTTTCATGCACCACCTCTGACAACGTGAGAAATCGCCGCAGCCTTCTGATCGTCGCTGGGCGATATGCCGAGGAAGTCGATCACGCTCTCGACCACCTGCGCCGGGTCTGCCAGAAGTGCGTCGTGGCGAACGTCAAGAACCGCTTCGGCCGGGAGCGACGAAAGGAACTTCTCCTTCTCCTCCCAGAGCCACCGTTGGACGGCCTCGCACTGCTCGTCCGTCGCGGCCAGCCACCCGCGAGACTTGGCGCTGCGTCGCTTCAGCGAATCAATGGAATCTGCCAGCGGCCTGTCGCAGTGAATCACCTTCAGGCCGTCGCCGCAGATCGAAACCAAGTGGTCGCCCGCCGCGCACAGGTGCGGATACTTTCCGCCCACCAGCCCGCTGCCTCCTCGGCTGGCGATCCACCGAGAGAGCCGCTGGCCGAACTCGCCCTGGTCTGCGACGCCCACGGTCGGGAACCTCGCCGCTCGCTCGCATAGCCGCGCCAGACCGACGGCCTCGCCGCCGCCGCCGTTGCGGGCCTCGTATCCGCCTAGTTTGTCGCCCATGTTGACGCCGAGTTTGTGCAGCATCATTGCAATGCAACTCGACCCGCTTCGGTGCAGCCCAACGACCGCCACGAACGGCCGCGAACTGGACTTTCGGTGCCACCACCGCTCAGGCACCTCCTTCCACGAAACGTCGCTCTTGCCGTCAGCGGCCTGACCGCAGAGCCACTCCTCCGGTGCGTAGCACGGGATGAGTTTCGCCTTGTGCATTCGGCCGTAGTGATGGTCGATATGGTTTCGGTCTACCCAGTGATCGCAGGCGTTGAGCCACTGGTAGACCTCTCGCATCGCGGCGGCCCCCCGCAACGCATAGGCGTGCGTGCGGTTGATGTTCTTTGCCTGCACCACGCCCGCCGCGATCCGCTCTGCTCGCTTCAGATGCTGGCCGCCGAGGTACGCCTGCCCCCAATCCTGCGGAACCGCGCGGAAGAATCCGTCGGCCTTGTCCGAGAAGCCATCGCAGAAAGTGGCGTCGTCCTCGAAGATCAAGGCGGATTCGACGCCGTCGTTGAGGCACTGCTCGATGATGCTCAGGTGGCTTCTGTAGCACCCCCAGGCGCCGCCGCCCTGCTTCCACCACGCCGGGTGCGGGGCGAGTTTTCCGTCCACGGCCGGGAAGACCTCGATCTCGCCCAGGCGGAAGTCGACAGGGACTCGCGACAAGAATGCTTCGAGCCTTTCGGGCCGCCGCTTGAGCGAAACGACGCAGACGCGGTCGAACTTCATTGTGCGCCCCACTTTCCGACCGGGCACGACTGATCGGCCCACGACAGTTTGCTCAGGAACTTCTTCTCTCGGACGATCGGGCAGCCGCACTTCTTGCAGGCACTGCCGTCGAAGAACTCGCACCCTCGGCAGATGGCGTACCGCCGCTCCACCTCGGCCTCGGTCGTCATCGGGGCTCCGGCCGCAACGTGCTTTGAGGCCGCCGAAACGAAGTTGATAGCCTTGCGAAGCAGCGTCGGCCCTGGCTTCGGGCGCGGGTAGTCCTTGTGCGACTCGTCCACCGTGATTGTGTCGCCGTCCTCGCTGACGATGCACGCGCGCACCTCGTCGAGCGTGTATCCGCGCTCGCGGCATCGCTTCTCGAACGATGATCGGCGGCCTGTGATCACGGGAACTCGTTGCAGTCGATGGTGGGCACGAGGTAGTCTTGATCGGGGTCGTTGGGGCATGGAATCCCGCCGCACGCGGCAGACTCACCGCCTGTCGCATTGCCGCCAAATAGCTGGAAATACTCAAACGGCCCGTTCGTCGTTGCGGTATCTGTTATGTCGGTGAGTACCCCGTCCTCGCACCGATACAGAATCCACTTCTCCCACTGGGTCGTCACATAACTGTACGCCCCAGGGAAGCCAAGCGATGCCGACGCCACCGTGCAGTAGTTGCTGCCGCGCCACCAGAACCAATCGCAGTTGCCGAGTTCCTCAGGGTATCCGTCAGCGTACTGGACGCCTGTAGGGCCACTGCTTCCGGCAACAATCCCGATCTTCCCGTAGCCCTGAAAGATGGAGAAACTTGTGCCGTCAGGCGTACACGGCTCCTTGGAGTCTTCGTCCAAGAACTGCGATATCTCGCAGTTCGCGCAGGAGCATCCGCCGCAGCACTCGCACGCGCCGATGCTGAATGTCTCTGGCATCAGCCGCCCACCACTACGGTGCAAATGGTCGCCCGAGTGACCTCGATCTGCCCTCCGACGCACTGCACGTTTGTCACAACAGTGATGTTTTCGCACGGCGGCGGGGGCGGCGGCGGCGAACCGCTGCTAGACGAGCCGCTGCCCGACGGCTCGCTGCTGCTGGACGACACGCTGTCGGACGAACCGCTGCCGCTGGAAGAAGACGAGTAACTGCTGCCCGACGATGACGAGTAACTGCTGCCCGACGAGTCGCTGCTACTGGACGACGATGACGGCGACCCGCAGTCGCACGACATGATTTGCAGAATCTTCCAGAAGAACTCTGCCTCGTCCGCGCCGCTGCCGCCTCCGTACTTGCTATCACGAATCGCCTCGACCACCGTGCCCGACGGAGCCGGCGCGTTAATGTTCAACTGCTTGACGAGGTTGTAGACCCTTACGGAGTTCGATACGTCAAACAGTTCTTCGTCGGCGAGGCCGTTCTCAACGTCCTCGAACGCAAGGCAGTCGACATCGGTGATGCGAACCTCGACGCCGAAGGCGCTCAGGCACGGCGTAAGGCTGCCGGTGAGCCTGAAGTATTTGCTGCCCTTCGGCCTCTGAGGCATCCCCTGCAACCTCGTCGGCACCTCCGCGCCGTTCTCGTGCATCGGGGTGCCGTTGACCCGCGAGATCACTTCGTTGATCTCGTTGCGCTTGTTCGGCCCGACGAAGTAGCGTTCTGGGCGTGCCATCAGGTGAGCCGGAGGCCAAGGACTTGGGTGAAATCGATCTCGGGAGAGGCGCGGTAGCGTTCGATCAAGACGGGATTGGCGAACTCGCCGTCGTCGCGGACGACCTTCCGAGGCGTGCCGTCGAAGTTAAGCGGGACGGGCTGTGCCGAGGGAATCTGCGAGGCGCCGCCGTTCTCGTACTCGAAGACCTTGACCATCGCCCGCACCTTGTCGCCGGCAGCGACGTTCTCGAAGAGCGCCAGGGGTGTCACGATCTTCCCAACGTGCTTCAGCGGCTGGCCGAATGCATCTTGGTTGGCTGCGGGGGCGGCTGGGTTGAATGCCCTGACATTGAAGCCAGTCAGGGGTACGGCCATGTCCCAGCCGATGTCCTGGTCTGTGTATCGCTGGCCGCCGTAGTGGATGTACGAGACTCTGTTCCGCCGGAACGCGAACTCGTAGGATGCCATCCAGCCTCGCCAGATGGCGTTTCCGAACGCCTCGACATGGGGCTTGGTCTGGACGCCGCGAAACATCACTGACGCCCGCGGGCACGACAAGCTGCCAAGCGTGAAGGCGTTGCTGTTGACTGACCCGGCGTGCAGAACGTGCCGCGTCGGATCAAGTGGCTCGTACTGCTCGATGTTGATGGTGACGATCGGCTCAAGCCTGGTGACGCCGTCGTAGCGGTCGCCGACGGGGTTCACGGCCGGGCCGGGGTCGTTCCACGCGGGGGCGCCGTTGAAGTTGATCTGATACCACGCATAGACCGGCACCTCCATCAGCGAGGTGCTCGTCGTCCAGTTGGCCGGCCGGACGTCTGGCGTCAGGAGGCTGGGCTGCTGGCCGCCCGAAGCCTCCAGCGTCCCGTACTGGAACGTGCAGACGATGACCATGCGGCTGTCGCCGTCGTAGGCGGCCGAGAACGATTGGCACGAGATTTCTGAGTTCGACGGGTGAGGGTCGCCGATCTGAACGCCGCAGGCACCCTGGATGTCTAGGTATTCGCCGACCTCCGACATCATCACGCGGAAGACCCGCGTCTGCGAATCGGCGACGACTCCAGGCTGGCCTGACCTGGAGAACTGCTGGCCGCTTGAGACTTCGCTTACCATCCGGGGCATTGATCAGCCCTCCGTAATGTCGACGCGGAGGCGGCTGCCGGCCGTGCCGCGGGCCTGGTACGTCGTCCCGCTCGAGAGCCGGAAGACCGCCGGTTCGCCGGCCCGCAGCGTGGCGAAGGAGACGAACGACCCGCCCGCCTCGATGCCGATCTGGACGGTCGACGCCGTCGCCGTCGACAGGTTCCGCAGGAACCCCAGGCCGACGCTGCCGAGGTTCGCCGTCGAGATGCTCGAGGCGGCCGTCGTCAGGGTGTAGGTGTCGCTCCGCAGGCCGGTGAGGGCCATCGATGCCGTGACGCCGGCGGCGTTGTTGTTGCTCGACAAGAAGCCCTTGTCGACTTTCATCGTCACGCTGTAGGAGATGTCTGCCACTGTAGGCTCCTCTGGTTAGTCGAAGATTCCCGGCGGGGCGCCGTTTGCCTTCGCGATGTTGACGAGTTCCTTGAGCGATTCGTTGTTCTGCCTCTGGAGTTCCACGAGGTTCTGGTTGCGGGCCGAGTCGTCGCCCCGCAGGAGGCGGTTGAGTTCCGAGGCTCCTTGAACCGTCGAAACGTCGGTGGCCTGGAGTGCCGCCCGCGACGGGCCTTGGAGGACGGCGTTCTGCACCTCGTCGGCGAGGTTGAAGATGGCGGGGGCGGCTTGGCGCTGGGCGTCTTCGACGGCGCGGCGCTGGGCGGCGGCAAGGGCTGCCGCGTCCTGCTGCGCTTTCGGCAGCTCGCCGAATGCGTTCTGGATGTCACTGAGGTTCCGTGCCAGCTCTATGCCCGCACGTTCAGCAGGGGATCGCAGTTGTTCACGACCACGAAGAATGCTGTCTTCTTCTTGCCTTCGCACTTGCGACAGGAGGTCATCATTGTCTGCCCGATCTCGCAGTCTGCGCCCGTCCCGCGAGTTCTCGAATCTTCGATCAAGGTCACGCTGGGCCTCGTCGCGGCGCCTCACTGCGTCTCCGGTAGCCTGTCTCCCCTCGCGCTGCGCGCGGTCAAGTTCGGCCTGCGCCTCGTCTCTCTGTCGAATAGAGGCTGCTACTCCTGGGTCTGCGGCGCCGTCGCGCTCAAACCGACGAACAGCGCCGTTTCTTTCATTCTCTAATTCGCGCCTACGCTCCTCCGCTCGCCTTGCGTCGCGTTCAAGACGCTCCCTTCGCCTGGCTCGGAAATCAGCCTCCTCGAGGGCAACGTTGCCGGCCACAGGCCCAAAGCGCGCCGCCTCCGCCTCGTTCGCCTGCCGCCGCGCCTGGTCAGCCGCCTGCTGTGCCTCTTGGGCCACGGTGTTTGACAACTGAGAAGCCACGCGGTCTAGGGCTTGCGCGAACTGAGTGACGCTGCGTGCCGTTGCGACGTAGGCACTGGTTGCCTCGTTAATGGCGTTGACTTCGTCCTGCGCTTCGCGAGTGCCCGCGGCGTCACCTCGCGACCGTGCGTCAGTGGCGCGCTGCTGGGCGTCGCGAAGCTGCCGGGCGAAGATTTCCAACTCCTGGCTTACTCGTAGTGTGGACGCCTGGTCGGAGCCCACGGCATTCTGGAGCGCGGCCTGCGAGCTTCCGACGCGGCGAGCGATTTCAAGAGCAGACTCAGAGACGGCGATGACAAGTTCGTCAAGTGCGGCCTCGAGCGGCGCGCGGGCTTCGCGGAGAAGCTGCTCGATGGAAAGAAGTTCTTGCTGCGCCGCCCGCGCCTCGTTGGACGCTGTGCCAAAGAAGCCGCGGCCGTTTTCTGCAATTCGCTGAAGTTGGCTGCGTCCAGCTTCAAGGATGTCGATTGCAGCCTGGCTTCGCTCGACGTTGCCAGGTGCTTCCGCAAACCTTCTCCTGGTGACCTCGGCCGCTGCGTCGGCTCGCCTCCGCGCCTCCTCCCTGACCCTAACCGCCTCGAGCGGGTCGGCCTGCCCGTCGGTCTGCTCCAGCAGCGACGCTATCCTGCCTTCTGCGACATTAACGTATGAATCGGCAACCGCTCTTACAATTGCGTCTTGATCGACAGATCGCTGCGGGCGTGACAGCTCAGACAGCCTTTGCCTCTCCTGCTCTTGCAGGCTGTTGATCTGCCTTTGCAGTATCACTCGGCGACCGCCGTCGGTGGACTGCTCAAGCTCTCTCTGCCTTGCCGCAATTGTCCCCCGGATACGCTGCGACTCGGGGTCGACCTCGGCGCGGCTCTCGGTTCTTGCCTCTCGCTGCTTATTGCGAATCTCGTCAAGGGAGCGAGACAGCTTTTCAAACTCGGCCGCCGGCCCCGCGAGGGAGACTCGGGAAATCTCGTCGCCGATCGAGGCGAATGCGCCCGAAATCTCCTCGAGCAGGGATTTCTGTCGAGCCAGAGAGTCGTTGAGCGAGCGCAGTGTGTCTTCAGTGCCCACGCCGGCATTCGCCCACTTGATGTACGCGGCGATGAGCTGCCCTGTAATCGCCGCGGCCACGCCGGCGATAAGCCCCTGCGTGCCGCCGAGGACGAAGCCCAACTGGGAGATGTTGTTGCCCGCGGCGCGAATCCGCTGGTCAAGGCCGCCCGTGACGCTGAAGAAGTCTTCGATGGCGAAGACGGCCTGCTGGACGCCGAGGCCGATGTTGCCGAAGGCGCCGCGGCCGATGTCGCCGGCGCGCTGGAACTGACGGTTGAGTCTGCCTGGCGAGATGTTTGCGGCGGCGGCGGCGGCCCGAACGGCGTCCTGGGCCAGGCCGTTGATCTGCCGCCTGGTCTGCTCCAGGTCGACCGTGCCGTTGTCGGCCGCCGTGGCGATTGCGGTGCGGAGCCTGTTGAAGGCATCCAGCGCCGGCCCTCTCGCCTGCGTCGAGACGCCGGAGAGAGTTCGTTGCAGAACCTGGAGCTGTGCGGTGTACCCTTGCAGCGACTGAGCCTGAAGGCCGAACTCGAGGCCGCGGCGACCTGCGCCGCCGAACTGCTGGCCGAAGTTGAGAGCCCGCTGCGACCGTGCGACACGCTGCTCGAAACGCTCGGCCTCGTTGGCGGCGTTTCTGATCTGGGCGGCCGTCGCACCGAACCCCTGTCGGGCCAGGGTTGACGCCTGGTCGGTCGCCCTCTGGAGGGCGGGGATCAGTGCCGTCCGCAGCGGGTCGGGGAGCGTGTCGAGTTGCTGACGGGCGGCGGTGACGCGGTTGATGACGTTGTCGACCTGGCGGCCGACTTCAAGCTGACCACCCAAAGGCCCGCCGCCGCCGGGGATGTCGCCGCCCATCCGCGAGCGGGCCTGACGCTCAAGGTCGCCTGCGGTGTCGATCGGAGTGGCTCGCCGAGAGAAACGGCCCTGGGCCTCGGCGATCTCAGCATCCCGCCGGCGGCGCTCCTCTTCCTGCCTTTGACGGAGCAGCCCGCCGATCGGCGTGGCGCGTCTGGAGAACTGCCCTTCAGCCGCAGCGATCTCTGCGTCTCTCCGGCGGCGCTCCTCTTCCTGCCTTTGACGGAGCAGCCCGCCGATCGGCGTGGCCCGTCTGGAGAACTGGCCTTCTGCGGCAGCGATCTCAGCATCCCGCCGGCGGCGTTCCTCTTCCTGCCTTTGACGGAGCAGGCCGCCGATCGGCGTGGCCCGTCTGGAGAACTGGCCTTCTGCGGCAGCGATTTCGGCGTCTCTTTGTCGGATCGCTTCAGCCGCCGCGGGCGCCGCCACTGCGGCGTCAAGGGACTCTGAAAGCTCGCCTGACCGCCTGATCAGCCGAGTAAGCCTCTGCTCCGCTGCCGCCGTGTCGATGTTCAGGATGCGGCGACTCTCGATGGTTGCCTGAACACGTTGAATCAGGTCATCAAGCCTCGCCAACTGCTGGACAGACCGGCCAACTGAGCCGTCGTCAAGAACGCTCGCAGCCGCGTCCTGCGCTCGGCTCCTGGCCGCCGCAGACGCAGTCAGTGCGTCCCTGACTCTGGGTGCAGTGAACGCCAGCTCGCTGCCCCGCGGCCCCGTTGCAAGCCGAGACGCCTCTGCCAGCCTGTTGGCCGCCTGCGCCGCCTGCTCGGCCTTGAGTCGGATTCTCTCGAACCCCCTCTCGCCGGCAGTGCCTCCGCGCTCAAGGACAGCCGACAGGTTCTCGGCGCTCCGCTGCGCCGACCTCATGGCGGGCTCGAAGGCCGTCTGGACGCTGGCCGACAGCTTCTCGATCGTCCTCGCCGCCGCCGAAAGCGGCTCGTTGACCTGGACGGCCGCGTTCTGAATCTTCTTGAACTGCTCGACAGCCTGGCCCAGCGACGCGAAGGTGGATGTGTCGAACCCCTTGAAGGACAGCCGCTGAGACGCGACGGCCTGGAGCGCCCGCGACACCTTCTGAGACTCGGTGTAGATGCCGCGAAGCGACGTCGATGCCGCCTGCTCGGCCTGCGTCAGCGACGACTGCATCGCCGACGCGAAGGAGCGAACCTCCTTCGCCGACGCATTCAACTTGCTGTTGAAGTCGGAGGTGTTCGCCGTTACCAGCGCCGAGATTTTGCCGAGATACGCTTTTGCCATCGCCTCATCCTTGAGGTGCCTGGAGCTTCATCAGCTCGGCGAAAATCTGGTCGTTGGTCTGCTCTGGCTTGATCGCTCGGGGGATGAACACCGACTCTTCGGGGATGTCCTTACGCTTGTAGTTGCCGGACGAGGCCATGATGATCCGGCATATCCTCGCCGTCTGTGCCCAGTGATCGGGGAGCGGATACCTCTGGTCGAAGGCGTACCACTCCGCGATCTCCTCGCTGTCAACCTCCTGTAGCAGCCTCTTGACCGACATCCCCAGGCACAGGGCCAAGCGGAGGTAGAACCTCCGCTCGGGCCTGTCGGTCATCATTCTTTTCCCAGGTTCTCCACGGCCTCCTGCGTGAAGGCGTTGATCTTCCACGCCGTCTCGAAGACGCGGTTGAGGACGACGCTCGACTTCTTGCCGAGTTCCTTGGCGTCCTCGTCCTTGAAGAGCCGCTCGCCCTTCTCGTCGCAGAGGCACAGCACGAGGAACCGGACGCGGAACGCCTTCATCTTCTGCTCGGCGTAGGAGTCCTCGAAGGCGTCGCGGTCGGTGCCGCTGATGATCTTGATGTAGTAGTCGCCGCCCCACTCGGGGATCGCCACCTTCTCGATCTTGATGTCGTCGGCGGCGAGGATGCGGCTGCGGAGGTCGAGGGCCATGCTGCTAGGACTCCAGGGTCAGTAGGAAATGCTGTTCATCACGAACGTCATTCGGCCGCGGATGGCATCGCCCACGGCCAGTTCGGTTCCGGCGCTCTCGAGCACCGCCTCGGACTGCACAACGAACGCCGCAGAGTTGGCGATCGTCAGCGTCCCCACCTGGCCGGCGAGTCCCGCCCCGAAGGTCGACAGCGGCGTGGCGCGGGCAATCTCCGTCGAGTCGCGGAGGTACTCGATCGTGACCTTCGCCGGGGACAGAATGTCCCCCGTGGCGACCATCTTGCGGCCCCCAAGGGGGTCGCCGACCTGGGTCATGTCGACGATCTCCGGCGTCGCCTCCTCGACGGAGATCGACAGAATCTTCGCGGTGAAGGTTCCGCCGGCGTCCTGGAATGCGAACGTCGTCCCCTGCGACGAGATAGCCACAGACGCCTCCCGTCACGCAGACGTCAGGAGAGGCGGAACGTGGCCGACCCCCGGATGAAGTCGCCGACAGAGCCGCCCAGCGACGCCTGCGACACCGTCGCGTTGCCGCTGAAAGACATCGGCCCGCTGATCGAGAGGGCGCCGGACGAACCCGCCGAGAGGATGGTCGTGTTGATGTAGTCGATCTGGACTTCGCGCTCGGTCGCGAACCCGCCGACGAACACCCGCCGGCCGTTGGCGGCGATGCCGAGGTGGGTCGCGTCGAGGAGGTCTTGCGAGTCATTGACCTGAACCGAGGTGACGGTGACCGCGGAGCCACCGAACGTGAACGTAAGTCCCTGTGCCGACGTTCCCATGTATCGCGCCTCCTTGCGCTACTAAGTGGCAGATTCCTGCCAGGTGACCTGATACAGTTGTCTGACCTCGTAGGCTGGGGGCAACTGAGCCCCGGCAACCGTCGGGTCGAGGAAGTCGTCCGTTTCGGACACCAACCTCATATCTTCTATCGTAGCATTCGCCAGCGTGCCGGTGTGACCATCGAGGGCCAGGCGAACCTCGTCGGCCAGCGTGCGGACGGTGTCGTAAGACAGCGCCCACGACGCGATCTGGAGGTTCACGGTCGGCATGAAGATCGGCCCGCCCAGCGACGACTCGCGGGCGATGTTCGCCCGCCGGTAGACGATGAACGGCAGGCTCGCCCCGGTCTTCGGCACGGCGATGGGGTAGACCTGGAAGCCGACGATCCGCGCCACGCCGGGGGTCGACACCAGCCGAAGGTAGATGTGCTTTTCTGGCGAGATGAGCATCAGGTGTACCTACTGAGTTGGACTTGGATCGCGGCGAACAGGATGTCCTGCACCTCTTTGTGGTTCGCCGTGATGGTGTCTTCCATCGGATGGTACGCCGGCATCGGGTCGATGCTTTCGCCGGGGCCGAGGGTGATGGGGTGCTGCTTGCCGTTGTCGTCGAGGGCGAAGTCGTGCGAATACCCCTTGCCGCGGCCGGCCTGGCGGGTCGGCTCGTTGATGCTGCCCATGAGGAAGTAGTAGCCGCGGCCTTTGCGGGCGAACTCCTCGTCGTTGAGCGTCCCCGTCCGCTTCATCTTCCCGTTGATGGCCTGGTGGACGTTGACGTAGGTGCGGCGGCCCTGCGTGCCCGGCCGCCGCCGCCCCGTGCCGAACTCCACGAGCCAGGCGTGGTTGCCGCTGCCGTCGCGCTCGTCGGCCCCCTTGTTGCCCGTACTCCGGGGGCCGGTGATCGACACGCCAACCTGGCCGTCGCGGTAGTCCTTGCTGATCGTCTTCACGCTCTTGGCGAGGTTGCCGGTCGCGCCGCCGCTCTTCGCAGAAAACGGCCTCGACACCAGAATCTTGTAGTCGTCGCGAATGGGCTTCGACGCCTGGAAGGTGATCTTCTTCAGGAGGCCGGGCAGCTCGAGGGCGCCGGCGACGCGGGCCAGTTCCTGGGCCAGCTCGCGGGCGCCGGCCGTCTGGATGGTGACGAAGCCGCTGGTCTTCTGGATCGACGACTCGCCGCCGACGACTCTCGGCGCCCCCAGGCCACGTTCGATCGCCATCAGATGACCTCCCTGACGAGGAGTTCGGTCATCGTGCGATCGATGCGGTCGGTGATGCTCGCCACCTCCATCGTCTTGCCGCGCCACTGCACGCGGTAGTGGTAGGTGACGCTCGGCCGGTGGCGGATGCGGATGCGATGTGTCGCCACGACGTCGGCCTGCTGGGCCTGGAGGATGTCCCTGGCCGCCAGACCCTCGACCTCGGCCCACACCGTCGCCTCCGCGGTGAACGTCAGCGTGGCTTCGCCCATAGGGCTGCGAGACTCGCTCGGAGCCAGGAGGCTGACCCGCTCGTTCATGCGGCCGGCGGAAATCACGAGACGGTTCCTTCGCCGATGAGGACGATTTCGTAGGTTGCGCCGGGAGCGCCCGACACCCGCAGATTGTTGCCTGCGGCCACTGCAATCCCGGCCGCCGACGGGTCGCACACGAACACGGCGGCGCCCTTGGACAGCGTGTACCCGCTGGTAAACGATGTGGGGGTTCCAGACCACGGCGACGACGGCGCCACATCACCCTGCTGGTCGCGCCCCAGAGAAATGCCGCCGTCCGTCGCCGAGGTGTTCTTGATGTACAGAGCCTTGATCGACGAGAAGGCGACGGTTCCGCGATCGTCGGCCAACGCGGTCAGGACGAGGTCGTCGACCTCGCTGACACCGATGGCCCTGGTGCCGCTCCAGGTGACCTGCGCCTGGTTGGCGGCGGCGCCATTGCTGAAGAACGCCGCGAACGTCGCCGGCGTGACCCGCATCTGAGTCGACATTTCGTCGCTGGTCGTCTCGTGCGACACCAGAGACAAGGAAGCCTGCGCTGTCAGAGGCATATCAGTTCCCCATGATGTGGATTTCGTATTCCGTTCCGCTCGGGCCGCCGATCCGCAGGAGGCTGCCGCCGGTTGTGGTGGCAAACCCCGTCGAGTTCGGGCAGGAGAGCAGGAACGACCCCAGCGGCCGGATCGGGTAGCCCCGCAGCGACAGCGAGCCGAGGTTGACCATCGGCGAGAAGTTCCACGAGACGACGTCGGTGGCGAAGTTCCTGAACTCCGCGCCGTTCCATCCTGCGGTCATCCCGATGGCGTTGGACGACGACAGATTCCTGACGCACAGCACCTTGACGTTGGACACGCCGGCCGCCGACAGGTCGATGTCGTCGTGGCCTTCAGCGCCGCACGCTCTGCGGTCGCTCCACACCACGGTGCAGTCGCCGACGTCGATCGCGAATCGGAGCGGATGGTTCTTGATCGACGACGTCAGGCCGCTGGTGACGACTTCCCTGGCGTCGATGTCAACCGCCACCGCGGCCTCGACGCTCATCTGTACCCGCCCCAGCCGCTCGCGGCGAGCAGCGTATCGAAGGTGCCGGGGATGGTGACCATCTGGAGGTTCGCGGCCGTCACCGGCTCTCGGTTGGCGTACCAGTGGGCCACGAGGAGCAGAATGAGGTGCCGGAGGGTGGCGGGACAGTTGGCCCCGCTGGCCCCGTATCCGGCCGTCCAGCGCACGGTGACGCTGTTCTCGTCGCCCCGCACCGCCGGCCAGACGCCGGAGTACAGCGGGTAGATGCGGCCGGGGGTGACGTAGGGGTCGGCCTGGAAGCCGGCTGCGCTCGTGATGGTGTTGTTGGTGCCGCCCTCGTCGCGGTAGATGACGGTGACGGTCTGTGCGGCCATCGGCGGGCGCGGGAGCGTCAGTTCCCACAGGGGGAAGCAGTCGTAGCGAGCCTCCCAGACGGTCGTGATCATCGAAATGTCGAGGATGTCCTCGACATACAGCCTGGCCGCAGAGATCAGCGTCGACAGGTAGGTATTGTCGTCGTCGATGTCGACGCGGCAGTGGGCCTTCGCTTCGGCGAGCGTCACGGGCTCGACGGCCGGCTCGGTGAATCTTCGCAAACTGCGATACGGCGTGATGCCGATGCTCGGCGACTCAGGCGTGACGTAGACGATCCCTGCCCCGGTGGTCATGGCTGCCTCTTCCTTGGCTTCCTGTCGATCGTTGCCCGTTCAGCCCGCTGCTCGACGGCGGCCGTCTCGACGACACGCTCCTCGACCGGGACGACCAGCCCGCGGGCTACGAAGATGCGTGCCGCACCGTCGCCCCACTCGAACTCCTGGCCGACCTTGTAGCCGCCGAACGCCTTCGCGACGCGAACCTTCATTTTACGATCCCCCATGCCCGCTCATGCGGAGTGCCGCTCGACCAGTAGTCGGTCGTGTGCTGCTGCACCTTGCCGCCCGCGTCCTGCCTGGACGGCCAGGTGATCATCAACTCGGCGTGGCCGATGCTGATCTGGGTCGCCATGCCCAGCGTATTGCCGGCCTTCGCCCACGCCCGCCAGAAGTAGATGTCCTCGTCCACATGGCCGCCCGTCCACTCGCCCTTGTCGTTGGCGTGGGCCAGGAACCACGGCTTCTCGACCTTCTTGAGAGCCGCCGTGCGGAACAGGGTGCAGCCGAAGTGGGCCGTTTCGACCCGCTGGACGGGCTTCGCGAACCAGTCGTCCTCGACGGAGGTCTTGTCCTCCGGGGCGACGCCGGGGAGGGCGAACATCACCGAACTGCTCTCCCGCTTCTGTTGCAGCGGGGCGATGGCGTCCACGCCGGAGAAGTAGAGGAGCGTCGTCAGCGCCTCGACGGTGCGAGGGGTGAAGACGCTGTCGTAGTCGATCGTCAGGATGACGTCGTAGTCGTCGATGACGCTCTCCATCGACCTCTGGACGCATTGGCCCCAGAACGCACCGGAGTGCTTGACGATGGGAATCTTGTGAGGCGTCAGCGCCTGCGAGACGCAGAAGAAGTTGTCAGTGAAGCCGAGGCGAGGGGTGCTCATCAGAGCAACGACCTTCGCCTCGGCTTCGCACTGACCTACACGCAGCAACATGGGACGCTCCTTGTGAGGAGCGGGCGCGCCTCATGCGCCTTTGTCGGCCGTCCTTGGCCGTCCCGCATGGAATACGGGATCAGCCTCGAACCAGACCGATGACGTTGGCCTGGGCCGCGTTCTCCGGCGACACCTCCGGCCGGCCCAGCCGACCAGTGATCGCCACGGTGGCCGACGCGCCGGGGGTGTAGGACACCCGCAGGTAGCGCTTCTTGGCCTTCGTGTCGACGTCCAGCTTCAGCATGGACGCCGACCCGGTGGCGGTCACCGCCGGGATGGCGAAGCCGGACGCAGCGCCGCCGACCAGGCCGACGACGTCGGTGTAGCCGGAGCCGGACGAGTCCGACTCCTCGACCTTCACCGCGTTGGCGAAGACCGTGCTGGCGTTCGACGCGCGGATGACGACCACGCTGGCGTGGTCGTAGCCGAGGGTGTCGATCGTCAGCGTGGCGGTCGCCGTCGCGCCGACAGCGGCCGTGGGGAGTTCGGCGACGACCCGATGGTTCTGAGCGTGAATCATCTGCTAGGTGCTCCTGTTAGATCACGAGGCCGCCGACTTGAGGGCGACCACGGGGCCGGCCTCGCTCGTCGAGCCGAGGGTGTGGTGGTTGATGTCGAACCGCATGGTGCCCTGGAGCAGCACCTGATCGGTGGTGGCGTAGACCTGGTCGTACAGCCGCACCGAGAAGTCACGCCGCTTGGCGTAGATGCTCGAGAGGCCGAGGTTGCCGAAGAGCACCTTGACCTTGCTGGCGTCGGCGCCGAGGGTGCTGTTCATCACATGCACCGTCCGCACCGGGTAGCCGAGGAACGTCTCGCCGGCCGCCGACCCGATCTCGCTGACGGTGTTTCCACCGGCGGCGTACTTCAGGCGAGCGATGCTGGCGGCGTAGCCGGCGGGGCTGACGTACCAGGCCGCGCCCTGGCGGGCGTAGATCGGCAGCTTGCCCATCGCACCGAGGAAGTCCTCGAGGTCGAGCGTCTCGAAGCCGGTGTTGCCGCCGGCCGCGGTGTGAACCGACGCCGTGTGGCTGCCGTTGTCGATCTTCGACACGATGCCGCGGATGCCGCCGAAGCTCGAGCCGCCATCACCGATCCACCCGCAGGTGTCGACGGTGTAGGCCAGCGAGGTGCTGAACTCCTGGGCGCAGGCGTCGGCGATCGACACCACGGCGTCCTCGACGACCTCGGAACTCATCCGGCAGGCCACCGCGAGCTTCTTGGCCGTCAGCGAGACGTTGCCGTAGGTCGGCTCGCTCTCGGTGATGGCAGAGCCTTCGCCGATGAAGTAGGCCGACGTCCCGGTGAGCCGCTTGGGGATCACCAGGGTGTCACGGGCCATCGACACGTTCTCGGCGGCGCCGGGGAAGGTGCCGTAGGTTTCGACGAGCCGGATCACGCGGGCGGCGAACTCCTCGGGGACGAGAGCGCCACCGGCCGAGTTGCTGCCCTCGTTGAGGGCTCGGCCCTCGACGCCGTGGTCACGGCACCACCGGAGGTCGTCGGCGTTTTTGAACACGACGCCGCGAATCCACCGGCCGCAGCGGTACGCCTGCTCGACGGCCTCGGGGCTGTCGTTGAAGGCCCGCAGGCTCGTGTGATGCGGGTAGATCGCCCGAATCTCGGTCTTCTTGGGCTGCTCCGGCTCGACGGCCACCGGGGTCGGCGCGGGGGCGGCCTTCTCGACCACCGAACGCAGTTCCGCCTCCTTGGCGGCGAGCTTGCCCTCGAACTCGAGTTCGGTCTTGACGGTGTCGCACTCGTCGGAGAGCCGACGAAGCTCGGCGGTCTGGTCTTCCGACCGCTCGGCCACAGAGGCCAGTTCGTTCATCCGCGCGGCGATGGCCGCGGCACGATCCTGAAGACGCTTGAGGTTGCTCGCCATGATGGCCTGCTCCGTATTGAGCCGGCCAGGCGGGCATGGAGATGCGCGACGGCCGGCGGGGTGTTGATCCCGCAAGCGCGCCGCGCCTTGCATCCGCAAGACACTCGCACTGCTCTCGCGACATCCATCGCGAGCGTTGTGTCTACTTGTAGGCTACCGCGTCGACTACTTGCCGTGCAACGGAGTCGACATGATCGCTGCCTTCAGCGCCGCTGCCTTGCCGATGTAGTCGGTGGTGTCGGCCACCGATCGCGACGCTTCGGCCTCGAGCTGCTTCAACTTCCTGGCAGCGAAGTTCTTCGCCGGCGTGCCGCCCCACAGAAGCCACGCCACGAACCCCGGCTTCTCGGCGCCGGGCGTATCCCAGCCTGCGGACTTGCTCGCCGACTCGTGCCGCGAGAACCACGCATTCATCTCGCGAACCCAGTCGGGATTCATCTCCTCGCGGCGGGCGAGGCGGTTCGCGCGGGCGACCGTCTCGGGCTTCAGCCCGTCGCCGCTCTTGCCCTCCTCGTGCAACCGCAGGCCGCGCTTCGCCGCGGCGGCCATGCCGGCCGTCGGCTTCAGGCCGACGGCACGCTCGTCGTCGCCCATGGGCTCCGAGACGTCGGCGTGGGCCTGGAGGTCGGACATCTTCCGCCCTGTCAACAGGTCGGTTTCCTCCCACCCGCCGTCTTCCGACTCCCAGATGCGGACGAGGGCCGCGGGATCGTCGGCCGTCGCCTCGAGCGAGTACTCCGATCCCTCGTCGCCCAGGCGACCCTCGGTCATAACGTGCTCGACGCGGCCGACGCCGCCGTCCCACGCCACGAAGTCGCCCTCGGCGAAGATGGTCGCCGCGGCCCGAACCTCGGCCGGTTCAGGCTGCGGCGACTCGGCGGCCTTCGCCATGTCTAGGGCTCGCTTGCTGACGTAAGTCTCCGTCGCCAGGTAGGCGGGGTTGTCCACGGGGCCGGCGTCGCCGAGGAAGTCGAAGCCCCGGATTTCACGCACCATCCGGCCGCGGTCGTCCTTATACCAGCGCTCTTTGTCGCCCTTGGTACGGAACGCGAAGCTCGATCCGCGAACGTCGTTTCGCTCGATCAATTCGACGACGTCAGCGGCCGATCGGGGCGGCGAAATCTCGTACCGCAGGCCGCGGGCGTCGGAGAAGAGCCGCATCGTGCCGCTGGACGTTCGGCCGATCACGCGCTCGTGGTTGTACTTGCCGAAAACGTCTGGGTTCGACCCCAGCACTTCGTCGAAGGCGCCGGGGAGAATCCGCTCCACGAAGCCTCCCAAGTCCTGCGAGTCGGAGTTGTAGACGGCCGCGTAGCCGCGAATGACCGTGCGGCCATTCTCGTCTTCCTTGACCTCGAGGCCCGGCGCCTCCGGGTTCAGGCGGATTTCAAGTTCGCTCTGTCCGTCCATGTCGCCGTAACCTCCTCGTAGGGTTTGCCACTGCGGTGGCAATCCAGAAGCAAATCCCGCGATCCGTCGATCCACGACGTCACGAAGTCTTCGATGTCTCGTCCCGTCGCCGTGGCGGCGTCGCAGAGTTCCGTCCGCATCCGCTGCCCGTGGGCCTCGAACCAGGCCGCAAGTTTGGCCGGTTTGTTCCGCCGCTCCAGGATGCCGTCGGCCTCGATTGCGGCGAGGCGTCGAAGCGTCGAAGTGAAGACGATTTCGGCGGCGTCACGCTGGCTGGGCTCGGCGTCGTCGGCCGCCGCCTGGGCCTCCTGCGTGGCCGGTTGCGTGGCCGGTTCGTCCTGCGGCTGCCCCGACACCTTCGTCGTCGCCGCCGTCGGGTTGCCGGGGGTGTAGTTCTCGAGCAGTTGCATATTGACCTGGACGAACCGCTTGTCGCCGCCATCGACGGGGTTGTAGCCCAGTTGCTGCCGCACCTCGTTGGTCGAGAAGACGCCCAGGTTCCACATCTCCCGCAGGAACGACGCTCTGGCGTTGAAGTCGCCCACCAGAAGCGCCGAAACGTCGAACTGGGCGAAGTACTTCTTGTCGTCCACCACGAGGTCGCGACGGCAGCACGCCTCGAAGCGTCGAAGGTGCGGGACGAGCGTGAACGTCACGAAGTCGATGGCCTGCTGCTCGACCGACGAGTACGACGATTTCGTCAGGTCGCCGATCATGTAGGCCGGAACCCGCGTCGCGCGTGCCACCTCCTCGATCTGGTAGCGGCGTGTCTCGATGAGGCGATTGGTGTCGTTGTTGAGCGACAGTTCCTTGACATGGGTGCCGTGCGGCAATACTGCCGTCTTGTAGGCATTGGTGGGGCCGTTGCCGTGGATGTCGTTCCACTGCTCGCGGAGCCGCTGGAGCGTCTCAGGCTTCAACGGCTGATCGACTTCGATGACCGACCCCGGCCTGGCCCCATTCCCGAAGAATGCGCTCGAGTGGAGTTCCGTCGCCCTCGCCAGAGCGATGGCGTCCCGCATCAGCACCGTCGGGATGTAGCAGTTGACGCCGTCGGGGGAGAGGCCGCGGTAGGCGAAGACCTCGTCCTGCCGGTAGTACGTCGGCGTCGGCTTGTCGGGCTCCTGGTAGGCGTACCGCAGCCGGCCGTTCTTCAGCCGTTCGGGCTTCATCCGCGACGGATGCAGCGGGATGAGCTGATCGACGGCGCCGCGCCGGCCGGGCTTGATGTGGGCGTAGCCGACGCCCCACAGCATGTGCCACGACTGCATGAGTTCCTTGAACTCGAACGACGTCATCCACTCGTTCGGCTCGTAGGCCAGGATGTCGTAGAGCGGGTGGGCCTCGGCGATCCGCTTGCCGTCCGGCGTCCGCTCGTAGAGGTGCAGGGGGAGGCTGGCGACCGACTCGCTGACGACCTTGACGGCGGCCAGGAACGCGCTGCACTGGAGGCTGGCCTCCGGCGAGACGTAGACGCCGGCGGCCGTCTTTCGCTGCTCGACGATCTCCTCGAACACGCGGGAGATGCCGGATCGCATTTCGACGATGTCTTCGATGTCTTCTTCGGGCATTACGCTAGATCAGTAGGATTTGCGGGTCGTCTTCGCCACCGTTGTTCTCCGCACTCAAGACCCCCAGCGGCATGATCAGGGCCACGGCGGCGTCGATCCTCGCGGTCGAGTGCGACTGGCTCTTCGTGGGCTTGATGTTGCCGGCGTCGTCCTGCTTGACTTGCATATTGCTCATGTGCAGGGCGAGCGGCGGGTTGCCTCCATGCCTTATTTTCTGGCCCAAAACGGCTGTCTGGAGCAGCTTCGTAGGCGCCGAGAGGCTGGCGTAGCCCTGCCCATACGGCTTGACGTCGATGCCCTCGTTGACCAACTGAGTCGTCAAGTGGGTCGCATTCCACCTGTCGATAGCGACAGACCGCACCACGTTCTTCTCTGCAAACGAGAGAACGTAGTCGCGAACCACATCGTAATCCGTCACGTTTCCATCTGTTAGTGTAACAAAACCGTCTCTGGCCCATTGGCGATACGGTGCTTCGTCCCTGTCGGCGTTCTCCTCGGGGATGAAGAGGTGAGCGAAGACGTCGTAGGTGCCGTCCTCGGCAGGCCACACCGCGCAGAACGCCGTCGTGTCGCTGGTGCTCGACAAGTCGAGGCCGCACCAGCACGGCCGGCCGTCGGTCGGCCGAAGCGGCGCGTTGCACGCCTCCCACTGGCCGGTGCGGAAGAAGCGATTGGCCCCGTTGCTGACCCACTGGTTCAGGTACAGCGTCCGAAACTTGATCTCCTCCGCGACGCTCTCGCGGGCCAGCATCGCCTCGCGCTCCATGAACTCCTTGCGGACGGTGATGCCGTAGTTCGGGTTGGCCTTCTTCCAGGTGGCCTCCGCGAAGATGTCGTCGTCCTCGTCGGCCGCGAAGATGCAGGGCAGGAAGGTGGGGTCTTTGATGATCCCGTCGCGAACCTTCATCGCCCGCTGCCACTCTTCGTAGCACGGCCCGATGCGATCCATGCCGGCTGTGGTCACATAGATGACCAGCGGCTCGTCCCGCATGCCCATACCGCTCTCGAGCACATCGACCAAATCCCGGTTGGGCTGCACATGATACTCGTCCACCACGACGACACTCGGATTGAAGCCGTGCTTGCCCTTGTGCTCGCTGGAAAGAAATTGGATGGTGGAATTCTTGCTGGGGATGACGATCGACCCCTTGAATATCTTCGACCGCCGTTGCAGGCCGGGGCAGGATTCGATGAACCTCGAGGCCGCCGTGAACAGGAGGCTGGCCTGCTTGCGATCGCCGGCCGCGATGAGAATCTGGCCGCCGTCGTCGCCGAAGAAACCCTCGTAGGCGCCGATCAGGGCGCAGGTCGCGGTCTTGCCAGCCTTCCGCGGCACCGCCAAGAGGGATCGCTGGTACTGCCGCCGGCCATCAGGGCGCTTCGTCCCGTAGAGGGCGCGAAGATAGTCCTCCTGCCACGGCTGGAGGGTGAACGGCTTCCCTGCGAATCTCCCTTCGCTGTGCCGCAGCCACGACGCGAACTCGCAGATGTCAGGCTTGCTTTCCAAAATACTTGTCGGTGGGGTCGTCCACGACCTTCACGGCGCCGTAGCCCAGGCGGGTGCGGTCGGCCGGGGTGAGGCCGAGGACGGTTTCCAGTTGCCGGAGCTGCTCGTGGCAGTGGTTGCTCTGCGACTGCCACTTGTTCGGCCGGCTGAACCGCAGCGAGCCGTCGGGGGCGGTGACTTCGACGTAGCCGCAGCCTTCCTTGGCGAGTTGCATCTCGGCCTCGCGCCACCGCTCCCAGATGATCGAGTAGCGGGCGATGACCTCGACGTCACTCTCGGCCAGCGTGCCCATCCGCTGCGTGTAGCCGCAGACCAGGCTGAACATCTCCTTCGCCGCGGGGCGAAGCCACTCGGGCGGCGAGGGGAGGGCATTCAGCGGCGTGCCAAGCTCCTCGCGGGAGTTGGCCTCCTCAGAGCCTCGCAGCTTGAGTTGGTGCTTCGGTAGTGGTGCAGGGCCGCGTACCATCCACAGTAGTATCACTGTGCAGGCAAGGGGGCCGCAAGGGAGTCGGACTGTCAGCGTTTCCGCCAAACCGGCAGGCCAGCAAATTAGGTACACCCTCCGAAGCACGCCCCCCTGGGACATGCGGTCTGTCCTCGAATCCCCCACAACGGGGTCCCCCCCATCTGGGGGTCGATGCTGCGGCGCGTCCGCACCACCGTGCGCGGCCCGCGACCGCGCGCATTCGCGTTTCCTAAGTGTCTAGTGGCCGCACGAACCACCACGAAACGCGGAAAACATTCGGTACACTTGACCCAGCAGTGTGCCGATACTATGTTTGTGTTCGTGCGGGCCGCGCGGCCCGCGACCACTAGAGCGAAAGGGTGACGATATGAAAGCGGTTCAAGTGTGGAGGGATGGTGCGGAATGGTTTGAACTGTGGGCGGATCGAAAGGTGGTCGATATCGTATCGACTCGCGAAGAGGCGACCGCGCAGGGCGCGACCACGTTCATCGAAACCGAAGAGCCGCGTTTCTTCGTTCGCGATGAAAGCGGTCGCGGGTGGTGTGCAGAGTGGCGGTATACCGACATCACGAACGAAGAGCGCGACTACCGCGAAGAGGGAACCGATACCGACTACGCTGGCAACGAAGTGGAAAACCAATCCTTCGGGGAATGGCTAGACTCTTCCGACGCTGGTGATACTTTCGACAATTCGGATTCGATGTACACTGTCACCCGTATCAATTGAACCACCACCACCACCACGAAAGGCTACAGAAAATGACTACCACCATCGACACCGCTGCTATCAATCGCTCCGTTCGCTCCATCCTTTCCGACAACACGAAACTCCGCAAACTTCCCAACGGCCAGCGGGTGATCAATGCGGGCGTTACGCTCGCACCATCGAAACGTTCGGGCATCGTCAACGTTTGCCCGCATGCAACCGCTGCCTGCATTCTGGTATGTGTGCTATGGTTCGCGGGCCGCACCGTTACGCGCACGGTGCGGGAAGCGGCCACGAAACGGACGCGGTTGTGGTTCTACGATCCGACCACGTTCTACGCTCGCCTCTCGCGTGAACTGGCCGCGCTCGCGCGCAAAGCGGCCCGCGATGGTGTGCGGGCATTCTGTCGGTTGAATGTCGCGAGCGACATCGATCATCCTCACGAAGCAGTGACCGAACACCCCGCGATTACGTTCTACGATTACACGAAAGACTACGCGAAAGCTGCGGCCTATGGTCGCGGCGAGTTGCCCGCGAACTACCACGTTTCCTATTCCGTTTCGGAGCGAACCACGTTCGCGACCGCTCGCGAATTGAATGCGGCGGGCGTCAATATGGTGGTGGTGTTTGATAGCCACTACTTCGGGCCGCTCCACCGTTTCGGGGTGGTTCCTGCCAGTGTTCGCTTCGTGTCGCGCACCACGGGGGAATCCTTCACGGTCGAAACCGTCGATGGTGATGTCCACGATTTGCGAACCCCCGAATTCGACGGGCGCGGTGTGGTGGTCGCGCTCCGTGCGAAGAGCGGCCAGAAACTCCGCGAGCGGGCGAGGTCTATGGGTTTCATAAAATCGTTCCCCGCTGGTGCTAGGTGGTTCGTGGACGAACACGTTCGCGAAGGGGTCGCGACCATCGAACTAGCCTAGTTCGCTCGCGACCGCACGAAGCGGCCCGCACTACTCGCGAGAGTGTGCGGGCCGCTTGCAATTGCGGGCCGCACCATCGACCACCACGCTCGCACCAGCGGGCCGCACCATCGACCACCACGCTCGCACCAGCGGGCCGCACCATCGACCACCACGCTCGCACCAGCGGGCCGCACCATCGACCACCACGCTCGCACCAGCGGGCCGCACCATCGACCACCACG